TTGCCTCTCTGACTGACTTGGAGTCTGCGTCCTGCTGACCACGGATCGGGTCATCAATTACAATCAGATGGCCACCACGCCCCGTAGGAGACCCTCCCACACCCACTGAGAGATAAGCCCCACCCATCGAGGTGTGCCAGTAGTTCGCCGCCTTTGCGTCTGCGGCAAGCTCGATATCCTCAAAGACATTCTGGTACAAGGGATTGGCACACAGGTTCCTCACCTGTCTACCAAACGCTCTTGCTAGATCTGTGTTATGGGATGCTGTGATAATCTGCTGTGCAGGATTGTGGCCGAGATACCACGCAGGGAAGTGGATTGTCCCAAGTTGGGATTTCCCGTGCCGGGGAGGTGCCTGTATGATCAGGCGCTTCAACTCCCCCTTCGCAACGGCTTCGAGCTTTTCAGCTATGTAACGGTGATGCGTTCCCGCTTCATACGCAGGAAGGGTGTACTCTACGAAAGGAATCAGCCTGTCATGGGCCTCTGTTCTCTTTAATAACTCTTCTGCGGCTTCCTTTTGGTGGTCGTTTGCTCCCGACTCTCCAGAGTTTTCTTCCATGTTCCTTCACTCTATCCTTTGCGTAACAATATATGCAGGTGTCTATACCTGAAAATACAGTCCCCTGACACCTCTTATCCCCCCCGTTGAGGCATCTTCCGGTCAAATCATGGTGCAATTTGGCGTATTTGTTCTCTGCATTCCTGTGGAACTTACGCTTAAAGCCCCGTGGTTCGCTTTCCTGCAATGGCAGCAAGTATCTCAACGTGCGCCTCATCATCGAATGTTTCCCTCATTTCCCCTTCTACGTCCTCTTCTACTGAAAGTAGGTAGGGTTCCCACTGGGATGTGGGGGTCTCAGTTGCTATTAACTGCGCGATCTTCTTCTGTTGCTCTTCCCAGATGGCGTCAATCAACCTCAGTTCCTGTGTCGCCGTCAGGTCCAATCTTTTCTTTTGCGGTGGAATCTGTTCCATCTGTTCCGCCGTCGTTTGGACGGCGTGTGCCCAAGTGAGTTCGCGGGTTGTCTTCACGGACCGCAGTAAACTCTGCTTCGACAGGTCTCCCGACGATTTTAAGGAGGTCTGCCTTTGAGAGGCTTTTGATATCGACATTGTGGTTTATTACTCCCTCCACCTTCTTTTTATCTGCCCACCTCTTTCTGAGCTTTGAAAGAACCCATCGTCTGTCTTCCTTGTGTTCCAGCGCGTCCTTCCACAGTTCTGCTTCCAGTTGATCGAGTTTGGACTCCTCGATCATCTCCCACTCCTCTGCGAACTTCGGATTCGACTCCCTCTCCCTCTGTACCTCCCGAGGGGACTTCAGCCCCGCTCTCCTTGCGCTCTGGGACACGTTCATTGTTTGCGCGAAGTGGTGCAGGAATACCTCCTGCTTCTCCCTGCTGATAGCCATGAAACTCTACTTTCCCGTCGTTTACCTTAACAATTATACAATCTGGAAGCTTCAACATCTCCTTTGAGGGTCTCATCTCCTCCACTCCTTACCGTCTCTCCTCGCCTGTTTGTAAGCGGCTTTCAAAAGACGATACAGGTTCTTCTGCGTATCCGGCATAACCCTATGAAGCTCTACCGCCAGCTTCCTCAACTCCTTGGCCCGTGCCCCCCTCATCGTTCGCCCATGCTGTTCTCTAGCCTCCGCAGTCTTTCCTCTAAGGTTAGCAGATCTACCTCCTTGTACGCCCTCACCGCCTCCTCAACTATATGTCTCTGCGTCCCCTTCATCGAGTGAATCTTCTCCCACACGTCTGTGTCCACCTGTAGGTGTAGCCTTCTCGAAGATCCTTTTGTCCCACTCTGCACGTTCCTTCTTCTCCTGTTCCAAGTAATTTTCGATGATCTCGTAAGGGTCCCCAAAAGCTCGATACTGCCTATCCCCAGCTATAACAATCAGATCTCCGTCCTCAACGCAGAACCCCTCCACATACTCCAAGTAAAGATCGTCGTAATCTTAAACATCCTCTTCCTCCCGGCCGCTATGCGCCCACTATCGTTGTGCACCTGCACAGTCTACGTAACAACCCGAAAAACCCAATCTATGTGTATTTCATGTGTAGGTCAACCCATTTTTTACTCTAAATTTTAGGGGGGCCATCCATAATAATGATGGGACCCCTATTGCGGGGGTTGCCTCCCGCTCTGGGGTGCTTTGGATATGATCTGAGGGTCTCTGGGGGAGCTTGATACTACTTAGTATAGTATTCATAAGGGGCATTATCGTTACTATACATTTGAGCAGGTAAATCCCCTGCTCCCCGGCACAGTGGGCGCTTGATACTACGTAGTATGCTGGCCTCAGTATCTGATACTAAGTGATACCGACGTTGGTTCCTCCCTGAGGCGGGCCAAAAGTGGGGGGGCTATCGGCCGATTCAGGGGGCAAAAACAGGCATCGGACAGATGGCCGAAGCGTAGTATCATGTGGTAATACATACCCCTTGGGTTATAGTGCACAAGTGTGCACGGGAAAAATGTTCCGAAACCCGCCTCTTGGACTTGCTGAGGCACCCCGGGGTGAGGACTCCTGTAGATGCCCAAACGCGTCAGGCGGCTTCTGAGAGCCTCTGGGGCCTATGAACATATGTGCACCTGTCGTTGTTTTTATTGAAGTTACGTCACTTTTTTGGGTGCTTTTTTAGGTGCACATTTGTGCCATTTACCTGCACATTTGTGCAGTAGTTTCCTTGTCTATTTGTGGTCTGTTTTATCTGTTTTTGGGTGAACATTTGTGCAGGTGTTTCTCCTGCCTCCAGACGGTCGAGGAGGCGTATTTAGGTGCACATTTGTGCAGTAGTGGTGGCTGTGGTTGGTGGTGCCCCGGAAGTAGGTGCACATTTGTACAGCTTGCGGAGATTTTGGTTTGTGTTTAGCTTTACCCACGTTGCAGGGACAGAAACGAAAATGTAAGCGGCTTTCAGGGGTGCCGAAAATAACTCTTGACAAATAACAAAAACGTGTTTATATTCAGTCCACGTTCAACATGCACCACGCACCACAGCCGCACAAGCGGAGGGAAACTGTCCCTCTAACGGAAGCGGCTGAAACCGAAACCGGAAACCGGTTTCAAACAAAGGTTAGAGTAATGCGTAAACTCTGGTTGAAGCACAGTGAGCCGCTTAATGATTTCGCCTCCAAAGTGGCGGTGATGATCAAAAACACCAACAAGGGGCTGTATGATCTTTGCGGGCTGGTGTTCAAGACCGAGTCCCACTTTCGGAAATCTTTCGGGACCGAGGGACTGAAGGAGTTTCAGACCGAGATTGGGAAGAGAATCGCGCCTATGAACCAAGGCCGGGAGGTTGAAGGGCGGTCCGTGATTCACTGGTTCAAGATCGGGGAAATGATCGACCCTGCCAGCATCGAGGCTTTTGGTAACTGTGGATCTGTCAAGTCCCTCCGGTTCATAGCTGGGGCCAAAGAAAACAAGCTAACCCGTACCATGAAAAACGAGATTGTGGTAGCTATTGGCAAGGCCGGCGGAGTCTATGCAGACCGGGACCTTGAGGAGTTAGGCAAGTTTGCGAAGGACCCTGCAAACAAGAATCTGTCGGCTACTCAGATCGTCGAGAAGCGCGGTCCGGGTTGCGGCAAAGACGCAAAGAAAGACACCGGGGAGCCTACTCCGCACAGCGAAGCGTTCAAGGCACTTGGCGAGCTGTACACGGCTCGGACTGGCAAGGTCGCGCAAAACGAGGCGGTCCTGAGCAAGTATCTCAAGAATACGGTCATCCCTGAGGCCGAGCAGTGGGCGGCTCAGGAGGCGGCAGAGGCTGGAAAGTAGGATAGGCTGGAGGGGGCGGGGCGCGCCACTGGCCCCGCCTGAAAGCCGGTAAGATCAGGTCCTAACTCCTGACAAAAATGTGAGCGGCTTACAAAACGACTCCCCAAAGGGGAGCAAAAGGAAGGTCAGAAAATGGCAAGCATTATCCGACACAGTCCGAACCGGAAAAACGCCGCGTGTATCGCGCACAAAGAAGATGGGAAGTTTTACATCGTTCGACCGCGCGCCGATCAAGAATTTGAAATCGACATCGACGCCTCGACCGGCCACCGTTACACGTTCCGCCTCACCTCGGCGGAGGCACTTGATCTGGCTCGTTACGTCCTCTTTGGTGAGTAGGTAGGACTCACGCCCCGGCGCTACCTCAAGGCCGGGGCAATGTAAGCGGCTTACAAAACGGAGGCACAAAGGTGACAAAGATCAAAGCAAAAATGATCGAGTTGTACCCGATGCCAGCATGTGGTTGGCTATACAGCCATACGGTCGCTGTCCAGAAGTGGAGCAAGATCATCCAGTACGAATTGTAAACCGCTTACAAATACCCGAAGGAGTGACGCCGTGACGAAAGAAGAGATGGTGTTGGCGTGTATCTGGCGGAGTGGCCTGATCGTGGAGGTGTTCAAGCTCACGCCAGACGAATACAAGAAGATGAAGAAGTGGTACGTCATCCTCGGCGACGAGTGGGAGGATGCGACGCGCTACCACCTCCGACAGTTCCTGATCACCCCTAACGGCGACATCGAAGTGGCGATCTCGCACATAAGGGAAGAGGCATGACCGAGATACCTTTCATCGACGGCGACGAAATGGACGCGCTCACGCGGATGAAACGCTGGTATATGTGGAAGTCCGGCGAGCGTAAGCGGATCAAGAATAAGTACCGCCGTCGCTGTCGGCAGGTAGTACGTGCTCAGATCCTGAAGGAAATGTAAACCGCTTACAAAACGGAGGACAAGATGAATAGTATTCATAAGAAGCGTCCCCGCCCTTACAGGAGAGACCTGTTTGAATTTGCGGAGAGTGTTGGTGTCCCGCCCCCGCTGTCGCCGGAACAGGTGGCTGATCGGGCCAAGTATCTGTGGGAAATGCTGGATGCGTGCAGGAAGTTAGCTGAACGCGGCGAACGGGCACGTCGAGTCGGGTGGGTGAGAACGGCGACGGCGATGTTGGAAAGGTTTGAGGAGGAGTTGGAGTGCATCTGGGAGGACTACCCTGAACTCTATCCCGAGGGGTAATTGTAAACCGCTTACAAAAGTGAGGATGACCGATGTATAATCTCTGCCACAACCAGACCCACGAGTTCGGCCAGTATTGGTACTTTGGCAAGCTCCTGTGGGTGCAACGCACCCGGAACGCACGGAATGAATGGCTCCCTTGGGACCTGTCAGCACAGGACATTGCCCCGTGGGGAATGGTGGAGGTGGGTCCGCACCCGACCGCCGCTCGTGAGGTAGAAGTTGGTGATCTGAGCGGGAAACCGTGAGGGAGGTGAATGATGCGGAAGTATTTTGAGGCTGTGGGTGTCGCGTTGCTGTCCTGTTTCCCGGGCTTGGTCCTTGCCTACGTGCTGGCTCACGTAGCGTGGGCACTAACCAAATGAATACGGATTCGTATCCGAAAATGTAAGCCGCTTACAAAGTGAGGAACCGATGCCGATGACTAAGAAACATTTCATTGCCATTGCCGAGGCGTTGAGCATGATTGCTCCGAGCGACATTGGAAACGGTGGTGTCTTGCGAGGATCTGATCTGGTCTGGCGTGACTGTATCAACACACTGTGCACCGAGTTCAAACGTATCAACCCACGGTTCGATGCTGCCAAGTTTCGGCTGGCGTGTGGCCTTGAGAGATGATACTCGATGACCGGCGGTTGATGATGGCGCTGGATATACGTGCCGCACGTAATGACTTCAGGTTGGGGCTGATTACCCTGAAGGAGAAGGATGATTTCATCGTCGCCCGAGGTTGGGGCGTGGGTAGTAAGATGATCGCTGAAAATGTAAGCCGCTTTCAAAGTGAGGATGACAGATGAATAAGCCGAATAAGCCAACAGCTTTTATCACAAGGTCCGCCGACCGGTTGACGCCCCGCATGTACTATGCGTGGGTTGAGTATAACGGTAAGGAGTTTGAGGTAGGCAGGTACATGACCCGTTATGGTGCACTGCGTGGGGCAGTGAGGTGTGCACGTGAACTGTATGCACATGAACGGGAGCATAACGAACAGCGGGAAGCGGTGGATGCGGCTGACATACAGGGTCTGCCCTACGTGGAGGATGGTGAGACAAAGTTTTCCTTTCTCGATACCGTGAAGGATGCCATGAAGGAGGATGGTGAGACGTGCTTTATTCTCGATGAGTTAGACCCACCTTGCGCCATTGTTGCGGGTGGCAAATCTCAATATGTAAGCGGCTTACAAAAGCTGGATGACGGGGAGTTAATGTATTGAACTGGCGAGAGTGTTTGGCCAAGGCAATTTTGGATGCACAATCCCGGGCGAGGACCGGATCACCCATAACCCAGAAGGAATTCGATGAGGCGATAGGTCGGATTAAGATTGAGGTGACTGAACTTTACGAGGGAATAGAAGAGGTGACTGATAAACTTCCGAGCGGACAGGCTGGCCAAAATGACTGACCAAGAGAGGGCACAGGCTCTGGTGTCCAAGATGGTGCATAAAAAATACGCCCAGACCGAGGGCACCGTGCACATCCACGTTGAATCCCTTGGTGGGACAGCATACGAAGGGGTGTGTGGGGCAACGGAGAACGTGGTGTCCTTCCCTGACTGGGACATGGAACACATACCGAAAGAGAGGATCTGTGACAAGTGCCTCGAAGAACTCGAAGCAGGACAAGCTATCAGCTACATCGGAGGATTGTTTAGCTGACGCAATGACCGCTATCGCAGGGAGGAGGTATCGCCTCTGTCTGGTGGATCGCAATAAGTGGATTGATAGTATGATCAGCGATACTACATGCTGTGGTGATGCAATAACTTCCAAGCTGTGGGACAAAAGAAACTCGTGGTATGCAATCGAGGACTACTACAGCCTTGAGTGGGTAGATGGATACATACGAGACGACCAACGCATCTGCCCTGTATGTGAGAAGGTATTCTATGCACGGAGAGACAGTAAGATTCGGGGTGAGAAGAAGAAGGACCGTATGGCAATCGGGTACAACTCAGCGGAATGTAAGTGACAAAAGAAAGTCCTTGACAAAGGGTGTTGATGTGTGTATATTTACCTACGAGGCAATAGAGATATGGTAACAACCAAGGCCAAGTCCAAGATATCCAAGTGGCTTGCGTTGCTATACGCTTGGACCATGTGTGTGGTTGCCGCTGGAAGTGGGGCGGGTGCTGTGTATCAAATGAATGAAGAGAACTTCTTGTTCGTACCGCTGGCTGTGCTTTCATACTTTGGATACCGTGTGATGGTGGACTTCTCCGACATATCAGATTTCCACAGGGACATGATTGAAATGATGGAAGTATTGGAGTTGGAGGCGGGTAACCAACCTGCGTTTGAGGAGCCTAATATTGAGGACGATACGAGTAGATAAGGGTAGGTATATCCTACTGTATGAGGGTGAGGTATACAGACTCGCAAAGATGCATAGTAAACGATGGGACGTTCGCCACATACCGTGGAAAACACAGACCGTGGAACCATCCTTTAGGGCTAACAGTCTGGAGGAGGCAAAGACTGTGGCCGAAGATCATTACCTTGAACGGGTAATGCGTGGCATCTCACGATCACGATAGTTTGTAAGCTGCTTACAAAATCAATGGAGATTTTGAAATGAGTCGCAATTCACTTTGCATTGCCGCACAGAGTGGTTGGCCTGTCCTCCTCAAGGCTGGGCCGGGAGTTGGAAAGTCCAAGTATACCTACTCACTTGGTGACGCACTCGATAGGCACGTTGAGACATTGCTCCTGTCCACGTGTGATCCGGCTGACGTGACGGGCCTTCCGTTCATCAACAAGGATGACCAGAAGGTGACCGCCAAGCCACAGTGGTTCCGCAATCTGCAAGAAGATCCGGGCATCCTGTTCCTCGACGAGCTATCGACCGCCGCCCCTGCTGTTCAGGCTCCCGCCCTGCGCGTGGTGAATGAACTGGCAATCGAGGATGAGAAGATGCATCCCGACACGATGGTGATTGCCGCGGCTAACCCTGCTGACATTGCCGCAGGAGGATGGGAGCTTGCTCCACCTCTGGCAAACAGATTCTTCCACGTGGATTGGGTGGTGGACCAAGCGGAGTGGGTGGATGGATTCCTGTCGGGATTCCCTACGCCCGAGGTGCCGGTCCTGCCTGACAACTGGCGCTCATACGTGGGAGAGAAGCGGGCGCTGGTGGCTGGATATATCCGGTCCCGCCCCGAGTTTCTCTACAAGCTACCCGATGCCGAGGTAGATCAGGGATCTGCGTGGCCGTCGCCACGGACGTGGGATATGCTTGCAGATCTGATGGGTGCCGCTCAATCCGTGGGTGCAGGAGCAGACACGGTGATCGAGTTGGCGACCGGATCGGTGGGGTCTGGGCAGGGGTTTGAGTTCGTGAACTACGTGGAGAATCTGGACCTGCCAGACCCAGAGGAACTGTTGAAGGACCCCGATAGCTTCCAGCTACCTGCGCGGGGTGACCAACAGTATGCAGTGTTGGGTGCTATCACTGCGCGGACCATTGCGAACCTGACCAACGACAGGTGGATGGCCGCGTGGAAGATCATGCACATTGCCGCCGAGGATGGGGCAGTGGACGTGGCAACTGGTGCCGCCCGAGATCTGGCACATGAATGGAAGAAGGGGTCTGGGCTGGACATGCCGAAGCAGGAACTCCAGCCCTTCGTGGAGGTTTTGAAAGAGTCGGGAATCTTAGAGGAAGCGAGGTAATGTAAGTGGCTTACATGACAAACGATGAGCGAGTGATGAACCTCGTTGAGGTGTTGTCTATCCTCAAACTGGTCCGGAGTCGTTCGATGAGGCAAAGAAGGAGACGTGCGACAACTGTGGCATGACTCGATATACAGACAAGGCCGAGTGGGTGAGGGGGAGGGACGTTGACACCCTCATCTCCCGCACAGACAAGCTCATCTATACGATGGAGGATAGATAAGTGGCAAAGAAAAGTGCCGCCCTCAAGATGCAAGCGTCGAGAGTGAGGATACAAACTCAGCGCCCGTATCTGGCAACAGCCCTGTTCAACATGAACATGAAGGAGACACACGATATACCTGCGCCGATGGGGATCGACAAGCACTGGCGCATCTACTACAACCCTGCCCTGTTGGAGGATTGGACGGTAGAGGAAATGGCTACGTGCTGGTATCACGAAGTGCTACACCTCATTCGGTCACACCCAGAAAGGACAGAGGCGAAGGGTGCTGACCCGCTGATAATGAACGTCGCAATGGACTGCGAGATCAACGACGATCTCAAGGAGGAGGGGTTAAAACTGCACGGATCATGGGATAACTACTGTCTCCCCCGCAAGTTCAACTTACCGGACAACAAGGTAGGTGAGTATTACTACGAGCAGTTAATCCAGAAGGCCAAGGTGACCCCGCCTCCGCCGGGAGGAGGTGGGCACGGGCCACAAGCCGAGGTGGACGAGGACGGTAACATCACGGTGCAGGACAGGACCGAAGGGTCCGGTGCACATGGGGGTAGCGCCCCATGGGAGGAGGGAACCCCGACCAAAGAGAAGGAGGAGAGCGGCGGGACTCCCGGCATCACGACCGAGCGTGGGGAGTTGCTCAAGCGCAAGGTGGCTGAGGAAATCCAGCAACATTCCAAGTCAAGGGGTGATGTCCCTGCCCACTTGAAGCGCACAGCCGATGAGTTGGTTGACCCCAAGGTGAACTGGCGCAAGGAGTTACAGGCGTGGGTGCGTAACGCAGTCGCACAGAAGAGGGGGATGCAGGACTTCTCCCGGTCAAAGGTGTCACGGCGACAGTCGGCATTTGGTAAGGTGCTGATGCCAGCAATGGTGGCACCCGAGTGTAAGCCAGCGATTGTGGTGGACACATCGGGGTCAATGGGCGGTGTCAAAGGGCGGCTCTTGACCCAAGCAGTAGGTGAGGTGAGCGGTATCCTGAAGGCTATCGGGTCGATGGGTGCCCCGGTGCTGGCGGTGGATGCCGAGGTGTCCTCAAGTAAGACCGTTCGATCCGCAAAGCAGGTGGATCTGTCAGGTGGGGGCGGGACAGATATGACGGTGGGGATTGAGGCATGTAAGAAGCTCAGGCCACGACCAGATATCTGCGTGGTGCTGACGGATGGGTATACCCCGTGGCCCGATACTGCCCCGCCCTTCAAGGTGGTAGCGTGTATCCTTGGCGAGTGCAACGCTGAAATTTACAAGTCGCCCGAGTGGATCAAGCGGATCAACGTATCCGTTGATGAGCTATGATCTGCTACTTCTGTAAGCAGAGTATGGATTGGGGCACCAGAAGGGTGGTGTTCGCCGGACAAAAGGAGAAGTGGAAGGTAGGATACTTCTGTCATTGCGGATACTACAGAGCATCGAAGGAACCGTGGACTGAAATTGTAAGCGACTTACAAAGTGAGGAGGAACCACATGGCAGGTGAGGCATTCGGACATTACGCAGATCTCCCCCCCATCATCCAAGAAACCTACGATGGTGACTGGATCAACGTCGCGGGGAAGAGTAAGAAGGGTTGGTATATCCGTGATGGCGAAGTGTATTGGGGGAGGTTGGGACGGAGCTTAAGGTTTACACAAGCGCCTTGGAACAAGACCATCTACCAGTTGATTCAAGACAAAGAATCGAAAGGGTATATGAAGTATACAACCGTAGGAAGACACGCTTCCGCTCGACCAGACTTCGTGTGTTGCAACAGTCCTATGATGCTGTATAGGACAACTGTCTGGAACCCAAAAATTTATAAATATTTAGAGGAGAAGAGTATCGCATGTCGTATATGTGGTAGACAGACACAGGATGATCCGGTGTCTGCCCTTATTCTCGCAATGGAGGAGGACGATGATGGACTCTAAACAGGTAGCAGATAAACTGAAGATGCCGATTCGACAACTCATGCTTCTCGTTGATCAACGCATCGTTAGGCCGATGGCTGTGGCAGGTAGGGGGAATCCCCTGTTCTGGTCGCCGGATGACATACGTCGTGCTGATTATGCTTGGCGCATGAAGTCCATCGGTGTCGCTCCACGGTTCATTAGGAAGCACATCGGTAGTGCAGTTACAGGTAGTGTGGTATCCGATGATATCACTATCGAGTTCCCATGAGGAGTCACACATCGTCAGAGGTTGCCGCTATAATCGGACGCCCCCTACACAGAGTGTGCAAGTATGCCGTCGAATACCTGCCTCCCTCTGTGCGGATGGCCGACGGGCATGGAAGTCACAGGCTTTGGTCGGACGAGGACGTGCTGAACCTGAAGATTATTGTCTCACTTGAGGATGTAGGCATAAAGCCAGCAGCGGTAAAACGATTGATTCCAACCATCGTAGGGTCTGGGTCAGTCACTATCGAGAAACCATATGTAACTCTCGTAGTGGAGAAGCCATGAAGGGATGGAAGTTACTCAAGCTGAGGAAGGATGGGACATTGGGTCCGCTGTTTATCAACAGGACACAACGAATCCCTCATAGTGAGTGGCTTCCGGCAGAGGACCACCCCACCAAGGGGTATGCCCACCGCCCGGGGTGGCATGTGTGTCGCACACCCCACGCTCCACACCTCACCATGGAAGGTAGGGTGTGGAAGCAGGTGGAGATAGAGGACTACGTTGAACTCAAGAGGCCAGAGTCACAAGGTGGTGTGTGGTATCTGGCGCAAAGGATGAAGTTATGCTGACGGTTATGCTTCTTGTTGTGGTGGTGATTCCGGTACTGGTTCTTTTTGCGGTGATTCTTCTATTCGTCCGAGGCGTTCGGAAAGCTCAGGTGTACCCACGGGCGCGTCGAACTCGTCAACTAATGTCACGGCCACCTCCATTTTCAGCCAGCGTGTACCACGCACCGCAGAGATCTCCTCATTCCAATGAGAAGTCTCCCCAACCTCAACCCCATCGTCAAACAACTGACGAATCTTAGCACGTGTCTTATTTCCGAGGCGATAGATCTCTGCGGGGACGTTGAACTTTTTCTCAAGGTCCTTGCGGAGATCCTTCAGCCCTTGAACAGAGAGTCCTTCATCCGAGGCGTGTTCAAGTAGCACGTCCTGTCGCTCAGGTCCGAGGTCTACCAACGCACGATGATGATTCCAACTCAGGTCGGCACGACGCCTGTCTTGAGGGAACTTAGAGGCAACGTATGCGGCACGATAGCAAGTATCATAGTCATAGTTGGAGGCGTCCATTGCCTGTGTGTATTTATCACCCCATTTCTTTTCACCGTAGTTAATCATATCACCAAGGTACCACATGACTGACCGATTCACACTGCGAAGGAAGTCAAACCCGAACTCCCATTGCTCGTATGTCAGTGTCTGCGCTGGTGTATACCCCACGTCAGTTACTTCGCCCGGGAGGGCGGGTGCGTCAGTCAATGGTGAACACCTCCTCAATAGGTTTTGTAAGCGTCTTACAAACTCGCTCGATGTTGAGGAAACTAATCATGCTCATCTGGTTTCTCGACAAACGAGATACCATCTTGGTATTCAACCCAGAGCGTTTGGCAAACTCACGCTGGCTCATGCCAGCTTCTTTCAAATAGCGGAGTAGATGACAAGTAATCATGGAGGGTAAATATACCGAGAGGAAGTTAGCACTGCAAGCACTACATTACCTTGACAACTGGACATGATATTAGTATATTTACCTACACTTCAAGGAGGTAGTAATGGCACAGTATGAGAGATTCAAATTCAGCACCAACGTCCCGGTGGAGATCGACTTCAAGTGGGATGACGGGAGATTCTGGGAGCATGAGCAGTATGGGATCTCCTACACCTTTAACGTCCACGCACGATGGGAGGACAGAGAGGGCGCTCACGACGAGGACGTGCAGATCCGAGTCTCCCCCTTCCTATTTGATCGAATGATCTCTGTGGGCGTAGGGAAAGGCTCTACGATCACTGTAGAGAAGGTGGACGGTGACAGTGGGAAGACCGATTGGTTAGTCGCCCCGATCACAGCACCTCAAGAGGCTGGCCTCTTCCTGAAAGACATAGACAGGAAGACCGTGGATAAGAGCGGCACCCCCGTAACCGGAAAAGTAGGAGGCGACACCGTGGTGGCTACAGCACCTGCAAAAGTAGGGAACGCATCGGAGGAGATCGACAAGCTCATTGAGACATACGCACAGATCCATGTGCGTGTGTGCGAAAAAGTATACGGGGTGGGCCCGACAGCGTTTGAGGTTTCATTGGAGGATGTTAGGACCGTTGCTACGCATATTTCTATTGCCGCACAGCAACGGAACCTGTATCTTGATAAGGACCCTGACTCTGGGTTTGACCCAGATCACGACCTGAACTTCTAAGGAAGGTTGGGGGGGGAGGGGTGACCTCACTCACCCATTGGTGGCTCCAACCCCTGCCTCAGGGTTGCCACTTGCGCTCCCCCCCCTTCTCAATATGGCTAAAAAATACAAAGGCGTTAAGATCAGACGCCTCCCCGCAGGGGAGAGTGGTCGCAAGGGGAACGGCTCACAGCAATGGCAGAAGAATTACACTGCGAAGGTGGGCATTCGCAAAGCAGAGCAGAAGATTCTTACTGGTCGGAAGAACGGCAGCAGTAAGAAGTGATGTGCTGATACTGTGGGACTCGCCTTATCAGCAGGGTAGGTTAGGTTCAGAAGCCCGGGCGACGGTCTGTCATTAGATCCGAAAGATTCGCTGAACTGATTGGGGGGTTATGACACCAACCCCAATGCCCCGTCTCGTCCTTGGCTCCGTTGGATAAGAGAAGGGTAGATTCCGTCTTGCTCCCTGTCGTGAACAGGGGGACAAGACCGGAGTCTGCCCAGATCTGAACCTTTCACCGTTGGATAATAACCCGGGTAGTTAAAAAATAAATATGAAGTATACTCAGGTACGGGACTTCATTGAGCGGGAGGTACTACCGAGTGGGGCTGACAGAAAATACTTGTACACCCACATCACCGTTACCCCAAAATTACTTGAAGAAAGGAGAAAATATAGAAGAGCAAACAAACTCAATCCCAACAACGATTGGCCTGATGAATACCCCCCCAATGAAACAAACAGTTGATGGATTTGAAAGCGGCTTACAAATATGAGAGATGGTAGATGAGCTTAAGCGCGGAGATTGAGAACCTCGGGGCAAGGAACGCACTGGCTCTACTTTGTGAGGTGTCGCGGCACTACCAACCGGACACGCATCCTAATATTCAACAGCTAAAAAGAATCATATCCCGGCACGACAAGGAGTGTGCGGCTTCAGCCGGATCGTATATGCTACAGGCAAAACCAGAGGTGAAGGATTGGTATGCTTACCTGTTCTCCGTGGCCAAGAACAGGATGCAAGAAAAGAGGCACCTCCAAGAAATTCTTGAGGCTCTATGATTGAAATAGAGAAGTCACTCCTCGGCTGTATCCTGTCATGGGATAACAAGTTCGATGAGGTGTTCGCCGAACTGGACCCGGGAGACTTCACTGACGGGCGGCACCGGACAATCTACTCTGCGATGGGAGCGATACGAGCAGAGAGTGAGGCGGGACAGGTAGACCTACCACTTCTTACTAACTACCTGAGGGACAACGACTTAGAGATGCCAGCGGGTGACCCACCATACGTATACTCGCTCATCGACTCGCCCACTGTCCCTGCCATGTTACCGGATTACGTGGCGAAGTTGAAGGAGGCGTCAGCGTTACAGCAGGTCAAGACGCTGATGAAGAGGGTGGATGCTGACAGGCCAGCGATGGATATACTTGCCTCCCTTGAAGGGGAGATCAAGGAGATCCGCGCAAGCACGATGAGAACAGATGGGTTTGTCTCTTCATCAGAGACAATGAAGGAGGTGAACAAAGAACTCTTTGAGGTAAGAGAAAGTAGCAGGAGATACGCAGGGCTGGACACTGGCTTCAATGATATCAACTCCAAGATCAACGGGCTGTGCGGATCAGAGCTTACTGTCATTGCCGCACGTCCCTCCATCGGCAAGACCACCCTGTGTTTGCAGATCGCAAGGAACGTAGCCATAGCAGAAAAGACAGGCATCGGTTTCTTTGCGCTGGAGATGAGCCGTAAGCAGTTGATGCAACGCCTTACCTGCATGGAGATCGGTGTATCAGTAGCCGACTTCAGGGCCGGGAAGTTGGAGGCGTGGGAGTTGGAGATGTATGAGGATGCCTTGCCCTATATGTCAGATTTACCTTTATTCATTGACGATACTTCTGGCATGACGATACCACTCGCTAAGGCAAGGATGCAAAACCTGATGAAGAAAGAGAACATCGGGTTGTGGATCTTTGATTACCTCCAGTTGATGGAGGGTGAGGGTAGCTCTGAGAACGAGCAGGTCAACTCCATATCCAAGGGGTTGAAGGCTATGGCAAAGGACTGTGATGAACCTGTCATCGTTATGTCACAGCTAAACAGATCCGTCGAGACGAGGTTCGATAAGCGACCACAGCTTGCGGACTTACGCGGATCAGGGGGGATAGAGCAGGACGCGGACAATGTGATGATGATATACCGTCCCGGTTTCTATCCAGAGATACAGAAGAAGTGGAAAGGGGATGAGAAGATCGAGGAGAAGTCAGAGATTCTCTGTCTCAAGACACGGTTCGGACCCACGGGTGAGTTTCCTATCAAGTGGGATACTGACCGAGCGATGTTTAGACCCTAAATCGAATAGGAGAAATCCCTCCCTCGTAAGGGTCTAACAGCAAAGGGGGAATGCTTGGATCGTCCAAGCGGAGGAGGAGGTGCCAATCTGGGGAGAGCGGCACCGCATCGGATAATCTCTCACTGCCTTCGGGGGGAGGCAGATCCGGTACTTCTCTAACCCCCTTTGTAAGCAACTTACAAGTGAGGACAACATGAAGGACGCACTGGAAACCCTCGGTCAAATCATTGATGGTGACGAGGGAAGAGACGCCGTGCATATCGCAGTTATCTCCGTTAAGAACACCTTGCAAATGACCCTTTCGCCGGGGCAGAATATCCGCGTAGACAACGACGGGTTGGCTCCAATTCTTTACGGTGATCGGAACGCTGTCGTTGACCCCTTCCTAAAGGACAGCGTTAAGAATGGGGAATTCTTCTGGGCCTTCCTCTACCCAAGAACTACCACGGGGTTGAAGCACGTGTGGAAGCATCCCGACTTCGATGAGAGCAACGAGCTATACGAGAACGTGATGGACACCATTGCTGGCAACCAACCGGCTCGGAAATTCCTTGAGGAGACAGCCCGTGGCATCGGGGAAGAAGTGGAGGTGGTCATCAGCAACGCCACAGACTTCCAATACCACGGCACAACGTGGAATGGAGGAGAGAATTTCATGGATGCGTATGCTGACGATGAGTTTTGGGATGCGTGGCAGAAGGTAACCGGGAAGACTGCCAAGGATAGGAGTAACTTTTTCCGCTGTGCCTGTTAAACAACCAAAGAAAGCGACCCTCGATAAGGCGTTCAGCCAGATGATAAAGGCGAGGGACAACCATATCTGTCAGGTGTGTGGCGCAGAGGGTTATGTCGAATGCTCACACCACATAGGGAGGAGGAAGTTTGTTGTCAGGTGGGATGAGGACAACGCCTCTGCTAAGTGCAGGAAGTGTCACGCAGAGATGGATCAACACCCCCTCGACCATGCTGATTGGGTAAGAGATAGGTTGGGGGATGATAAGTATGAAGCCCTAAAGGTAAGAGCGAGAGGGCTTTACAAGATGACCGGCAAGGACAAGAAGGAACACCTTGATGAGATGAACGCCAAGCGGAAAGACTACGAAACCAGTAACCGTGGAGACATTGTAAGTGACTTACAAAATACCGATTGAGAATTGGTGTGTCAGAAGCGTCGGAGGGAAGGATCGCCTATGTGGTGAACGACTCGACCTCGATAAAGACCACATCAGGGATCACATTTCAAGCCCACTTAAATCACTCCAGCCGCCATTTGCAATATCCGACACAGCAGAGTATGAGCTTTTAGGAGATCCATGCACAGAATGAAGGGCATGAGTTGGGTTGAACTGAGTAAATACACGGAGCTACAGAACAGGTATGGTGCCCTTGAGGAGAAGCTCCGTCAAAAGCAAGAGGAGTTGGACAGGGCAAGAGAGGCAATCCAAGTGATCCAGAGAGATAAGAGTGATGCGTGGACTGGATCATGTCTACCTGAAGACCTAAAGAAATGGGGCAAAGAATGAAGGGCATACCAGAAAACCACCTAAGGCTGGCGATATCCCGAGCAGAGAAGGGGGACTTCGCTTCAGCCTTAAGTGGTTTAGATGATTACTACAGGGAGCGTTTGGATGGATACGGCAGTAGGATTACAGAACTTGAAGATCGTTTACGCGGGAAGTTTAATCTAGAGCTTTCTGATTAAGTAAGCGGCTTACATCTCCGCATTGATTGAAGTTGTTCAGCAGACCACGCAACTTCCTCACTTCATCACGGTCTGCCCTCCATGCAGTGACGTATTCATATGCTCTCTTGTTGGAGAACTTAAACCGGAGTGCCTCTTCGATCTCGTCAAATCTGATCTGTGCTTCAGTCATTCTATCTATTCTATCTTTCCAGTTTCTTCGTCATCGTCCTCTTCTACTTCTTCTTCTTCACTTTCTCCTTCCGCATACCATTCCAGCTGTTTAAGGTTCTGCCTTATCGCTTCTGCCACATCCTCGTCGCCGTGGTACATAACAAGGTCGAGGACGAATCCTAGGATTGGACCCGGGCCTGACTCGGAAAGATCTTCTATGATCTGCTGTTTGTCGATCTGGGCAAAGACACGAAAGGTCTGCGTTGTGTTCACTTTTTACTCGTCTTCCACTTAAGGAACTCCGCACCCTCTTCCGATGAGTGGAAAACTGTGATCAGCCGGGGGTCATCATCAGAAAACTGAGGGTCTATGATTGTTACGACCGAGGGCGACACATTCTGATCTGGTAAGCCAAGGGTGTGCGCGTATTCATCGTACTTCTTATACGAGGCAACCCTCACAGCATGGGAAATCAAACCGGATGCGGGATCTTTGAGCATCTGATAACCAGAGATATGCAGGTGTCCGCACGTGAGGATGTGGTCACGCCACCCCATCTGAGCCGCCTTGGCAACGCCATGAGCAGGGTTCCACATGGAGTGGCCGCGGAAATCATGTCGAGCGTTGATGCGTATCTTGCGCTCGTTGGGAAAGTTAAGGACCATCCTTGCCCCATGAGGTTCGTAAAGCCCCCCCTTGCCCTGATCCATCATCCATTTAATTGGGTCACCCTTGGACTTAGACGGGGCATTCGTCCACTCGTCGTGATTACCTCCGATCAGATACAACCACTTATTACTCTTGACAACCCACTCAACAAGAAGCCACGCCTCTTCGGCTGTCGCGCCCTGCTTCTTCCAAAGGGGGGCGAGTCTTCCAATCCAGTTGTTCTGCAAGTCACCGACATTCGCGGCGAAGAGTCCGTCCACACTGTTGCAAAGGTCGATATCTCTTTCGATGGCAAAGATATCAGCACCGGGATCATCAACATGGGGGTCACCCATATGGAGAATTCCTATTGGTCCATCTGCCTTAACCTCTATAGGAATGAGTCTTCGGCTCTCCTTGGCATGAGCAACTCGTTTGGACTCTTTCTTCCTATTGAGAAGAATCTCATCAAGGGTAGCTCCGCTCGAAGGAAGACTGCCTATGTCAAAGTCAGGAATATTACTCCCCTTAGGTCGGGGCTTACCTAACTTATTCCTATGGTCCCTTAGTATCCTCGTTACTGTGGTTCTTGATACATCCCTGCCGCTCTGCTTGAGGATCTTATGGATTGACACAGAGCCAATCCCTTTCTCCTCCGCAAGCTTGATGATATCCGGCCCAAGTGAATCAGACAGACTCATACACCCTCCTTAGTTGTAAGCGACTTACATTTTGTAAGTCAAAAGGTATACCCGGACTGTGGTTCCTTCTTCTTTCTCTGCCTTCGCCTACCCCTTCGAGTACGTTGGCGCGTGTCGATATGGATATTATGCTCATCCTCCAGCCGCTTCTTCAGGTCAGTTAGAGCCTTCCGCTTGGCGTAGGTTTCCCCGCGGAGGGTACGTTGGGTATCCACATTCATCATCTTTATACCGAAAATCTCTGACGCAAGGAACATCGAGGCTTCATCCCTACGCTGTGCCTTGTTGAAACGTGTAAGTTTACCAAGGGGCGGGAAGAGAGAGTTGATAGCATTCTCCCACTTTTTACTCACCCCGAGGGTAGTCGAGGGCAGGAAGGGCAGGTGGAGATCCTTCGCCCGTTGCCCTGTGTATTTTTCGATGGGACTCTCAAGGAACGTAGAGTACCCTCTCTCTGGCACTAACTCTCCTGCCACCCTAATAAAGGGTGTAAGGTTGGCCAGCACATCAGGGAACCCCGTGAGCAAAGTCCTGTTGAGGTCCTGAAACGGTAGGTTGGGATTGAGGTAGACCGGCTTGGAGTTCATAATGGCCGGGAGTCTAAACGCTTGAAGCTCCCTGAAGTAATCCGGTGTTTCGATCCCCTGCCAATCCCTCGTCATTGCTTCCATGTTGTTGATGAGCTTGGGGACCCTAGAGTATCGAGCAGGATTCTCAAATATCGTTTGGATCTGCAATGGGATGTTGAACCTCATCCAGCTATAGAAGGGGACGAGGGGGCGCACCACGCTACGCTCGAAGTCTGTCAGGCCAAGGTTGTAATCAAACAGATACTTGTCTACCGAATCCTTCGCCATGATGGCACCGCGATCCAGATCCAGCCCCTCTCCCATAACCTTCTGTAGCGTCCCCATGAAGTGGGTGATACGAGAGTTGTTCTCGACAGACTGACCAAACCCTCGGGACCACTTGATGTGTGCAGAGTTGACCCCCACATTTCGGTCAAGCCAATCGCCCACGACTTGCGTTGCGTCTGTGACATTGCGAATCTTTGGACGTGTATTGAGGGCCTTGATAGTAGGCTCATCCAGTTCAAGCGCACCATCCCCCAATATCCTACCGAACACATCCTTTACTTCCTGAGGCATTGCCTCGTCGGTCAGTGGGGAGCCACGTAGCTTGGCATAGACAAACTCCATGTAGACCTTGGCCTGATCGAACAGATCTCCAAGTTCTTCCGTAGGAGCAACGCCCTCCCTCATATACTTCTCGAACCCACGGGCGAACATCTCCTCATTGGGAACATCCCAGTTCTTAAAGGCAGACCCGATCCAATCCTCAATGACCTTAGAGTCCTTGGTGTTCAATCCCCTACGCCAGTAGTGACCAAGCTCATGGATCATCGTAGATACGTCTGCGTGTCTCGTCAGGTGGATGATGGCATTGGCCTCATCCGCCAAATCAATAGCACCCTTGAGGACACCCCTTGGATTCCCCCTCTTACCATTCAGGGTCTGCTTGAGCATGTCTTTCATACCGGGGTCCCACGTCCCCTGATTGAACACACCCTTAATATCGCCCGGGTCGAGGACCATATAGGAGTCTTGCCCTGAGGTGAAGTCATCAAGGAAGGCCGAGTAATCGTCTGATTCCCCACGAAGTTTACGCAGCCCCTTCCAAAAGGTTACATACTGTGCGTTTTCTGTGAGGGAGGGGTTCAAAGCTCCCCCTTGCTGGTTTAGAACGTATAGATAATCCTCCCACTTCTGCTGGAAAGCCCCCAGCGGATCGGCAGGGGTACCTGCCCCCGGCAGATCTCGATATTTTCTGAGGGACCCCTCCCCCGGCGGGACCCCTACGCCAGTAGCGCCCGGGTCAAACGCTTGCACAAGCTCTTTCCTCGTGGGAGTTGGGGGCATTTTCTCCACCAGATCTATCACTTCCTCCCTTGAGAGATTGCCGAGATCCGCCATGAGCTTACTGTGGACCCCCTCCGCCAATCCTGTACCCTCAGCGGTATTGCGATAGACAATCCCCGTGATCCCTCTGGCCTTAAGCCACTCCCGAAGAACATCCCGCTCGAGATTTCGGTGCAGTGCAGTCGGTAAGGAAGTTGCGCGGTACGTTTTGTGCTTTTTTGTATCCGCCGCGTCCATGAGATCCCACAACTCATCAAGCTCATCCTGTGGCCCTTTGTGCACAATCTTCCCGGTATAGAGATCGAAGTCGTAATCTCGGGAACCCCACATCCCTGTGTCTTTCAATCCTGCCCAAACTTCT